CTTGCTATTCTGACATAATCTCCAATTTCTGGTTCAACTTCTTCTTCAATTTCTTCTTCTCCATAACGATCTTCATGCATTTTTTTAAGAGTACTAACTATATCTTTATATTTTTCTGGTAAACCTTCTCCATTTTTATAATTTCTTGAAAAGGATGGGTCTTCAGAATATTCTATATAATTTTTACCTTGATAAATTTCAGATCCCCAATCATTTGGATTATCTGGACTTTGATAATAAGTAATATCTTTAAATATCCCATTTTCTTGTATTCTCGCAATAGCAATATTATATGCATATCCTTGATCAATACCGTGATATCTAATATCTAAAATATCATCGTTACTTAATTTCTTTCCTTTTTTACCGCGTCCTTCTCCAAATCCACGTTGTTGTAATACCCATGGTTTACCCTTGGAAATTTCTCTATTATCGTCAATTCCATATTTATGAATAACCATTATTGACTCCTTATAATAAATATTTTATTGTCTTTAAATCAAATCCCACTGAACTAAAACTCGTTAATTCTCCAACAGATAAGTTTTTAAATTTTTCTTTATCCTTATAATATGGATATTGTTTTAAAAATTTATCTCTTGCTTCTTTTATAGAAGATGCAGCCATTGTTGTTAGCCATTCGTTATTTTCATAGATCTTATATTTTTTCATATACTATTATAATATGTTTGAGTTTTAAAATCTCTTAATAATTTAAACCCAAACTTGTTCGCTTGAGATTGTGTATTTCTTCCATCGACTTGCCGTGTCTTTCGAAGAAAATGAAATATCTCATGTCCAAATATCCATATCGTTTCTTCATTTATATCTCTTACTTCTTCTTCATCGTATACCCAATCAAGCTGATTGCGCGCTAAGCCTGAAGGATCACCCTTAAATCCTTGAGGTACTTTGCACCCAATATATTGTGATATCTTACGGGGGTACGTTGTGTCTCTGCCAATATTACAAACGATATGATAGTACTTTCTTGGTTGAATATTTCTTCTAATGTGTCGTAATTTATTATATTTTCTTGTCGATATTGGATATTGACAATAACCATGATTGCCAATCCCTTTCGATCCGCGTAATCTTATGTATGCAAGTTTATCGACATTATATTGTGATAAAAATGCTATGATAAATTGCTCTGCTTCTCTTGACAAATTTACTTGTACTTCGAGTTCCATAATTAACCTACTTTACTTTGCTTCTATATTATACTGTACTTTTCTTTCTTTTTAAACTGTTATTTTATAAGGACTCGCTATAAAAATCGGTATCACTATCAACATCATAACCCGTATAACTTCCTTGTGCTCTCATTACTGCGTGATCATGACTATATGCTCGTACCTGAAAAATAATGTTCTCGTCACTATCTAAAAATGTATACAATCTTTCATTAACTTCCATATACTACCTCCTTGATTTTGATAGTATATTATACTGCAAAAGAAAGCAAATTTAAACTACTATTTTCCAGATATTCCCTTGCCCATCTACATAAGTTCTTGGAGGCGTAAATTTAGCCAGCTGAGTTTTTAATAAATCAGTTGCTTTAACTTTTGTACCTAATGGGATACGTTTTAATTCAACGCTTCGTTCAGCCATATAATTTTCAAGATCTTTATCGTATCCACAAACTTCATATGATAATTCGCTTAAAGATTTTGTTATTGGCTTTATTACAGGTTCTTGATTTTTATGTTGAAAATAATCGACGCAACTTTTGACTTTTTGTCTAAATTGAACATCAGTATCCCGTCCAGCTCTTTGTATATCAAAAAAGTTGGCGAGTTTATCAACTCCATCCATGGAGATACCTTTAAAAACATCAAATTTGCGTCTCATATTTTATTTTAAGAATTCAAGAGCTTTTTTAACTGTCTTAGATACATCATTCGAAATTGCGCTAGTATAAGAAGTGAATAATGTTTTGTTTGGTTCTAAAGAATCGCTTCCTTCGGGAATGATCTTTTCAATAAGACTCAATCCTTTACCTTTCATTCTAGAATATACGATTACAGAAAGATTTTCCAAGGCCTTGATCGCTTCCTCCTTAGATTCAATCTTAATTTCCCCTTTCTTTTCAGTAGCCTTTACTTCATCAGCCATCTTTAATTCCCCTTTCTATTTATTACTCCATGCACCTAATACGTGTTTATCTAAATCAAATTTATCTTCACGTTGAAGATGCAAATAAGTAGGTTCAAAATTTAATTTTTTTGATTTTTTATTTTTTTCAAGGATATCTTCAAACATACCAAAATTTTTAATTTCTAAATTAACTAATGCGATTGGATTCATTTTCTCCGAACGCATTTTTTGCATAAACGAATCAGCACTCTCAAGTAAAATATTAAAATTAAATGGCATTAAAAAATATTCTTTATTTTTTCCGCCTTTAAAAAATACACCAACTTTTGAATTATCTGAAAGTTTATAATTTATTCTATTCTGTAGTTCAGCAACATGTTTATCCCATGTTTTATATACTATTACAATATCTACAGAATCATTTTGTTTCAGCCCAATTCTGGCTTTATATCTTTTTAAATACTCAAAATTTTTATCTTTAGTTGAATCAGAAAATTGTTCAGCTGCAGATATCACAAAATTTACAACACTTTCAATACTATACTGTATCGTCGCTTTCATTACTACCCTCCTTTACGCTGGCTTAAACACAAACTCGCTACCACCTGTTTGTACTAACCCGTGGATCGCTCTTACAACTGCATCAGACAAATCTTTTGTAGTAGTATCTGTATGATCAACTTTTTTCCCATTAAATAAACTTAATCCTTTTAACTCTTCTATTAATAAATAACTTGCTTCACTTTTATAAGTTTTTAATTCGTAATTATATATTAATGTTTTAACAGAATTCCATATATCTAATTTTGTTTCTATTGATAATCTATCAACAGCAAATCCAAGCTTTCTTAATTGTTGAATTATATGTGCACTTTGGAATTGATCAAAAAATATTTGTATAATATTAAAGCCTCTTGATCGAAGAAATAATATCTCTTTAGTAATTAGATCGAGATCTATTTCTTTTCCGGGTTCAGCTTCCCATGTCTTTAACAAATCAAGAACAACTATATCTTTTCTCGTATCATTAAGTATCCGTTGTTCTTTGTGCGTTAATGCGAACCCAACTCTATCTCCAGTTAATGCTAAGTCGACTCCAACAGCATATGAATATGGTTTACCTCTAAATTCTGGATAATATGTTCCCCATAAATCATACGGAGATTTTATCATATTATCTATAATGAAATCAACTTTTTCTGATTCTCTAATGAATGGTTCTTTTGCCATTGGAGGAACACATTCGTATTGACTTCGAGCTTGCTCTGGATTTTCTCTATAATCTTTATTAAAATCATCCCTTTTTCTTAGGGGATTTATTTCCCATGTTGTCCCAAAACTTGTTAAAGTGTCAGGAGCATTTTTTCCAATCTCATATCTTTGTAAAATAAAATCATTAGCAAATCGAGGATAAGATATAATTATTAATTTACCAACTGTTGGGAAACGCGAACGAATTGATGAAGCTAAAAATCTATAAATTGCTGGAGCTGATTTTTTAGCTCTATGTCCTTTACCTCTTAATTCAGCTTCAGTTTTAAACTCAGCGGCTTCGTCCATAACAGCTGCAAATAAGTTCTTACCTTCTAAGGACGCTTGTTCACTATGTCCACTATGTAATATTATACTTTTAGGGAAAATTATTTTATTCGATAATATATCTTTATTTTTATCAAATCCAAATTGTTTGAATGCTAATGGCCCAGCTTCTTTTATCATATTAGTCAATTTAAAAAAGAATACTGAGTTAGCTTGTTCAGCAGATACTGCAACATTCAAAAATTCCATAGGTTCACCGGCTGGCATACCGTAAAATTTCTGAGGATTTGCTAAACATAATAATTTATAGACTCTTCTACAGAAAAAGATCGATGTTATCCAATCTTTACCAGATCCTTTTCCCCAAACTAATACCGCTTCTATAATCTTATTTGTATCTGGATTATCATCATCAAGTTCTCGTAAAACACGCATTTGTTCATCAGATAATCTTAATGGATGATCTTTATCTGGAGACAAATTCATATAGTCTTTACCATATAAAAAAGTCTCAATATCTACGGGGGTCATATTGATCCCGGCAGATTCTTTAGCTAATTCAATACTTAAATCATTAAGTATATCATGTAATTTGTTATCAATCTTTAATCACCTTACTTATGCATTTTGATACACAAAACATGCTAGATAATATAGTACATCAAAGTTGCTATTATTATTTAGAATGTTTATTAGTTCATCCATTGTGAGCCATTGTGTTTCACTGTTACCTTCAAACTCTGTTCCATCACCCGTTGCTTCTGTCTCTTCCCAATCAAGATCTTTGCGATCCTCATTTAATGTAATAATATATAAGTTCGTTCTCATCATAGTTGATTTACATACTGGAATCTTTTCAAATGATGGATTAACAATATCTTTATTTAATATTTTTACTCCAGCTTCTTCAACTAATTCTCTAATACAAGCATCCATTGGAGTTTCGCCTTCATCTATTTTGCCACTAATTATTGTATAATAATTTTCATCTTCACTATAAGGCGGACAATTCTCATATCTAACAGCATAAAGTGTTTCCCCGAATTGACTTACTTTTTTTACAAATGAAATAACAATATCTTTCTCTTTTAGTGTTTCATATCCAACACTAAGATCTACCAATGATACATACTTTCCCTCATGCAATACTTTCATTCTTTACTCCTTTAATTTTCTTCTAATGTAAAATTCCCGTAACCATTGTATTCTAAACTATAATCAGATCTTTGCATTGCTCTTTGAAGATCTTCTAATTCAATATCAAATTTATCAGTAATTCTACTAACAGTTGAGGAATCTAATTTATAATCATTATTTTTTCCAACTTTGATTAATTCATCTTTAGCTTTCCATGCTCTGTGTTGAACATCAAGGTCTGATTCGATCATTGCTTCTTGCATATCTTGAAAGTTATCAACCATCGCTTCATGAATAAGCAAAGGGATCCTTTTATCTTTATCATACCAAGTATTTGTTACATATGTTTTTATACCATGCATATCTTCACTAACTCCAATAACATCATATTTTTCAGCTTTTAAATGAAAGTCTGGAGTTTGGTCTACCCCTCGCAATGTTTGTTCTTTTGTAGTTATAACCCCTATTGGTGGATGATTGAATTCTTCAGCTGGAGTCTTTTTTGTTGTACCTTTTTTACCTTTTCCCGCTCCGAATTCTCGTTGTTGAAGAAGCCATGGTTTAGCTTTTGAAAATGAACTCTTATAAAAACTTGATCCATATTTTTTTAATGTCATTGATCTATCCTCTCATGGGGTATTTCATCATATTCAAATCCATCAAAATGATCAAATAACCCGCTTCTTTTCATTTTAATATATTTAATTTTATTTACATCAATATCGGGATATTCATTTTCAAATAATATTTTTACATCATTTTTCCATTCAGGCTTCATTTTAATAGATATCTCTGTTGTTGGTTTCTCTTGATTATATAAACTTCTCTGTACATGTCGAAGATACCCTAACATTTCATGAACTGATGATCTTACTTTGCTAAAATTTTTTTCAGTTGGTTCTGCAACTAACTTAATATCATTACTTTTTCCTCTTGTCAGCATTTCTCCAGCAATAGATAACTTCATATCATGTCGCTCTTCGAGCCAATCTAAAAATCCTTTTAATTTATAATGCTTGATCTTTTCTTTTCTTCCAGAAAATCCGCGCCCTTCCCCATACATACGATTCTGCATATGCCATGGTTTACCCTTTTCTATATTATTATCTTGAAATTTATTTAGTGCCATTACATTCCGCCGCCTAATGAAGATAATGCTTGACCTTCAGTAGTTAACTTTTTCTTTTTATTCTTTTTCTTAACAGACTTCCCATTAGTTCTTATCTCTTTTAATAACTGTTTACGTTTGCCATTATCTATTTTACCCAATGCTTCAGGAAGAGTAATCTTATTTTTCATTACATCTTTTGCAAGATCAGTTACTTCTGATTTATACATTGGAAGATCTAATGATTTTTTCTTTTTTTTCTTCTTTTC